GGGACACTTATTCTGATCGGGACGCCTAACGCGACTCGGACCGGGTATTTCTACGAGGCGACCGAGGGCAAGCGTGCGTTTGCGTGGAACACGCATCGCTGGACGGTGCTCGACAACCCGATGTACCCCGAGTTCGTTCGGTTCAGGAAGGAGAACCCTGACCTGGACTGGCAGAAGTACGCCCGCAGGTGGCTGAAGGAGTACCGCGAGGAGAACGGGTGGTCGCCGAACAACCCGAAGTACCAGCGCGAGTGGCTCGGCAGGTGGGTGGTGGACGCTGAGAACCGTGTGTACCATCGGTTCGACGAGGAGGTGAACACCATCTCAGCGCGCCCTGACGGCGAATATCAGTACGTTTTGGGCATTGATTTCGGCTACGAGGACGCCACGGCGTTCGTTGACGCCGCGTACAGCAAGCACGACCCCAGGGTGTACTTTGAGCGGGCCGTGAAGCGCAAGGGGATGATAATCTCCGACATCGTGGACGAGATCCAGCGTCGGATGCGTGATCGGCAGTACGTTCGGATTGTGGCTGATTGCGCTGGCCCCGGCAAGATGATCGCGATGGAGATCAGCAAGCGTCATGGCATCCCCGTGAAGGCTGCTGACAAGCGTGACAAGCACGGCGCGATTGAGCTGTTAAACAGCGACTTCCACGAGGGCAAGGCGCTGGTGCTGGCCGAGTCTCACGAGCTTTCCGAGGAGATGCTTGTGCTGCAGTGGTACGGAGGCCAGCGTCAGGAGAACCCCAGTCAAGACAACCATCTGTGTGACGCGATGCTGTATGCCTACAAGGAGTGCTTCCACTACGCATCGAGCCCGGCCCCGAGCAAGCCGAAGCCTGGGTCGCAGGAGGCGATAGACGAGGAAGTGCGCCTAATGGACGAGGAGAACATGCAGGTGGGCATGGAGGACGACTACTATGGCGAGATCGAGGAAGCCTACTGGTAGAAAGGCGCGCATGATGACTGTTTTGGCTTCGATTGCGGAAGATTCAGAGGCTGCGGTGGCTTCGCGTGTGCGTGCCGCCGAGATTGTGCTGGCCTACGAGGACGGAAAGCCCGCGACGAAGAAGACGATCAGTGATGTGCGTAAGGGCCTGCAGACTTTGTCGAATGAGGAGATTGCGATGGAGATTCAGCGTGCTGCTAAGGCCACGGAGGGGGTCGCCGAATGACCATGTACCTCTACGAGTGCCCCCGGTGCGGGGCGCAATACGAGATGGACTACAAGATTGGCACAGCTCCCAGCGGGGTTGATTGCGACGACGAGGACTGTGGCGGGATGGCCAGGCTGGTCATTGGTACGCCTACGTTTTCCCTGAAGGGCTCCTGCTGGGCTCGGGACGGGTACGGGACCACTGACAGGTCGAGGAAGCGCAAATGAGCCCGATTTTGACGTTCTACGACGGCAAATACACCGAATTTAGCCACACCAAGTTGCAGGAGGTCATAAATCGGCGCAGAATGCGGGTTATGGTCCACATGATGCGCCATTTGCTGCAGGATGTGGCCGCAAGGGGCGCCGACGCGGTCTACCTGAGCGGTGGGTACGCCAAACCGTCGCATTTGTACTACCACAAGCTCAAGTACCGCGATGGGCTCGACCTGGACAGTTACGAAAAGCGAGATGGTTGGGCTCCGAGTGACGCCGACAGGCCGAAATACCTGCGCGGGCTCGACTTGAACCTCGATCTGAGCCTGTTGCCCGACGAGGTGGTGATGTCCCTCGCCCCTGGCGGCAAGTTCGACAAGCTGATTCAGCAGTATCACATCCGCAAGGAACACGGGAAGGCCACCGGGCAGGATGTGGCTGACCTAGACGTTGCGGACGCCGCGACTATTCACTAGGAGGAGCAGATGACAAGCTACGCGAAGGTTTACAACATGATCGAGAAGCTGAAGCTCCTCGGCGCGACCAAAGTGAGTATCAAGGAGGATGATACTGGCGATGTGTCATGTGAAGTGGAGTTCAAGGCCGACGTGGTGGTCAAGGAGGAGCCCCTTGACTGGCGCAAGCACCAGGAGGAGCTTCCTGACGACCTTTTCAAGCAGATGCAGGTGGAGGCTTACGAGGAAGTGGCCTACCTGAGCAGCGAGGGTGATTGATGGCATTCCAAGGTTATAATCGCGGCGGTGAGCCGCTTCATTGGTGGCACTGCGAGAAGAACGAGGCCCACAGCGCCATTTTCGATTCGATCCGCGCCCTCGACGAGAAGTACAACAGCCGATTCGCGAAGAATCTGCACCACTTGCGTATGTACTCCAACTCGGCAGCCACGGGGCTGTCGGGGAAGAACTACAGCAGCAACATGCCCACCAAGCGCATCTCGCTGAACATCTGCAAGAACCTGGTGGACGCTGCCACGAGCAAGATCGCCACGAAGAAGGTCAAGCCAATGTTCCTGACCATCGGCGGCGACTACACTCTGAAAAAGAAGGCGAAAGACCTGAATCAGTACGCCCAGGGCGTGATGTACTCCACGAGGCTCCACAAAAAGGCTGTGCAGGGCTTTCGTGACGGGTGCATCTTTGACCGTGGCTTCCTGCACGTCTGCGCCAAGGATGGCAAGCCCTACGTCGAGCGCGTGTTCCCGCACGAGATCATCGTGGACGAGGAGGACGCTAAGTACGGCGAGCCTACCGTGATGTTCCGCCACAAGGAGGTGCCGCGCAGCGTCCTGATGAAGCGGTGGCCGAAGTACGAGGGCGCCATCGAGGGTGCGGCCATGAACCGCGACGACGAGGTGTCGATTGGCCAGGGCATTGCTGACCAGGTGTCGGTGGTCGAGGCGTGGCGGCTCCCGAGCAGCCCCGACGCCGAGGACGGTCGTCACGTCATCTGTATCGACCAGGCGACGTTTGTTGACGAGCCGTGGGACAAGTGCTACTTCCCATTCGCCAGCTTCTCGTGGTCTGACCCTGCTATCGGCTTCTGGGGCCACGGCATCGTGTCAGAGGTGGAGAGCATCCAGATCGAGATCAACATGCTGCTGCGGAAGTCGCAGCGTGAGATGAACCTCGGCGGGTTCAAGGTGTTCGTCCACAAGGGCTCCGAGGTCAACCCGGCTGAATTGTCGAGCAAGACTGGCTCTGTCGTCCACTATGTTGGTGAGCCGCCCAAGTTCGCCAACCCGCCCGTGGTCAGCGTCGAGACATTCCAGCAGATCGAGAATCTGGAGCGCAAGGCGTACGAGATTACCGGGATCAGTCGCATGAGCGCCCAGGCAATGAAGCCTGCTGGGCTGGAGTCTGGCAAGGCACTCCGCGAGTATTACGACATCGAGAGCGAGCGGTTCCAGGCCGCACACCAGGCGTACGAGCAGTTTGTGCTGGACGCGGTCGAGCTTCTGGTGGACGTGGCACGCGACCTCGCCGAGACTGACCCGCATAGCGACCTTGAGGTGATGGCAAAGGACCACAACGGCGTGAAGGTGCTTGATTGGAGTGACGTAGACCTCGATAAGGACAAATACGTCATGCAGGTGTTCCCGACGAACTTCCTTCCCGCTACCCCGGCAGGCAAGATCGAAACCATGAAGGACATGGGCGAGATCGGCCTGCTGGAAGGCCCAGACATGCTCGAAATGCTCGACTACCCCGACATCGAGAGCGTGACCCGCCGCAAGCTGGCGCCCTACAAGGAGATCGAGAAGGCGTGCGAACTGATGCTTTACGAGGGAGAGCCGCAGTTTCCCGAGCCGTTCACCGACCTCGCGCTGGCTGGCCAGATGGCGCAGCTTTCGCTCATCGAGGCGAAGAACGACGGCGTCCCCGAGGAGCGCCTACAGTTGTGCCGCAACTACATCGCCCGTGTGAAGGCGATGCTGGAAGCGACACGTATGCCTGACGGTGGTGCTGTACCCCCCGGTGCCCCGCCACAGCCCCCTGGGACGCCCGAGCGCAGGCTTCCCCCCGGCCCCGAGGGACCGCCCCCCGGTCCTGGCGCTGGGATGCCCCAGGGGGCGCCTGGCATGAACCCAATGGCCGGTTAAGGCCGCAGCAATAGGAGATAGCATGGAAGCTACGCCAGAGATGAGCCGTTCAGAGGAGATCGCGCAGCTCGCGGCAAGCATGGACGCCACTACTTCCGATGAGAGCGCGGACGAGGCTCCCGTCGAGGTCGCTGATGCCCCCGAGAGCGCCGAGGATGCCGTGGAGGCGGCTCCCGAGCCAGAGCCAACCCCAGACGTTGCGCCCAAGAAGCCAGCGGCTCCTGACCGCTCCTGGCAGGCACTGGAGGCACGCGAGGCCGAGCTGGTGCGCCGCGACAAGCAGATGAAGGAGATGATGCAGGCGCTGGAGGCCCAGCGGGCGCAGATTCCGACCATGGACCCCAAGGAAGCCTTCATCAAGAAGTACCAGAGCGATCCGATGTCGGCAGTCAAAGAGTTCGGGGTTGATCCTACCGCCCTCGTGGAGGCTTTCGTCAACGCCGACGACCCGACCCCCGACTACCTGCACAAGCAGGCCACTGGTGAGGTCGACAAGGTGCGTGAGCGCCTGGAGCAGCTTGAGCGGCAGCTCCAGCAGGAGCGGTATCAGAATCAGGTCATGACGTGGCAGAAGGGCGCGTCAGAGGTGCTGCAGGGCGAGGAGTACGACAAGGTGCGGAAGTTCAGCGCCCTCGACGGCACGCCCGCCGAACTCATCGCTCACAACATCGCGGTGAAGTACCACCAGGAGCACGGTCGGCTCTTGACTCCAGAGGAGTCGTGTGCTAAACTTAAAGCGGTGTTGGATGAACGCTGGAACGCAGCGTTTCCAGATCAGTCGTCACCGGCACCGACCCCCCCCAAGGCGAAGGGCGCTACGACGGGCCTGACCAACCACCA